GCAGACAGTGCCATCTACATCAAAAGGCTGTACTGATCTGATCGACCGTAGCGCGTTCCAGTTAAAATCAGCGGCGGTGCTGGTATCAGCAGCAAAAGATGTAGATTTACGTGTGAGTTTAACTTCGTACTGTCCGTTAGGGACTCTCCAGCGGTAACCTACTCTGACTGTTTCTTTCTTGCTGGAGTTGATAACAAAGTCATCCTCCTCAACGATGAAGTTTGTGTCTCCAACTGCTCTATACTCAATCCTGAATCGAACAGTGCCACGGCGAGTCTTTGCCTTGTCGTTTACGCCAAAAAGTCGGCCAGCTAGGCCAATGCTAATTTCATCTACATTGGCTTCTGTTGTTCTGATTGCAAAAGCGCCGTCATCGTTCTCTCCTGTAGAAAATGCAGGGTCAGACTCAATAATCTGGTCAGAGTAGATGGTCATCTGATCGGGTGTTCCGATCTCGTACTCTACCTCATCAAATAACTGAATATCTGTCTCGCCAATCTTAATTGGAGTGCCAGATAGGTTATCTTGCTCAGTTATCTTGCTGTAGCCTTCGCCGACTGTCTTGCCGCCAATGCGAAGCGGCCCGTAGCCAAGGCAGAGGAACATCCTCAAGAATTGATCGTCGCCTTTGATCTCCGTGTACGGGCGAGCCGTCATAGGAATAGGCGGGAAGAATTGGAAGGTGCCATACAACCGAGGTATCGGCTTGAAAGCAGTAACTCGGTTGCTAGTACCAGTTATTGATTCTAGACGATTGAACGACTCTGGGGTATTAGGTTGGGCAGGAGTGGGAGGAGGAATAAGAGCATTTAAAGCGTAGTTTCCTGCAAGAGCTACACCACCTGCTAACGCATATGCACCAAAAGTGCCTGAAGCAAATGCAGAGCCAAGCAGACCCGCAGCAGCACCACCAGTTATAGCTACAGCAGCAGCGCCGATAAGTATTCCGCCTACTGCTTTTATTTCGTCTTCTTGCGGAATAGGCCACAAGACAAGAGAGACACCGTCTTTAACCCTCGTCAGTCTATGCAACTCTTCTGGGACTTGATAGCCATTGATATACGCAGCGACAGGAGCGCCACCAGAAATCTCATAGATGCTCTGGCCAGCCTCTACATCTGCGTAAACCCAATCAGGCTTTAGCGGGTGTTTACTTGCTTGTACAGTAACACTCAACTGCTGAACCCCTTATACCTGTAGAAACCTTCTACTCGATTCCTCCAACGGAATCCCGTGTAATCTTCTATGCAAGATGTTCCGCCGTTATATGCGTGAAGCATCCAGTTAGGCTCTATTATCAATCCAATGTGGAAAGGTCGGCCTCGTATGATAACTACATCGCCTTCTTGCGGATCGTATATTTGCCTTGTCATCTCGATCAGCTTTTCTTGAAGGCGAGCAGTTCGGTCTTTGTTTTCAGCCTGCTTGAGTCCTTCGTCTTGTTCCCCTAAGTCTACTCCGTATAAACCCTCAAAAACTTTAGCTACTAGACGAAAACAACCGTGAGGTGGCTCGTACTCTACGCCCACATAGGGCTTATACTTAACTAGCGACATTAGACGGTGCAAACTGTCCTGAAGGAAATGCGTCGTTTAGGGCACCTCTTAAAAAAGAGGCTCTTACTGTTACGCGAGTTGCTGAGTCTGCTGACATAGAATCAAACTCAAACTTAACCGGGCCGAACTCTATGCTGTCAGGTGTGTCTGCTAGAACAACCTCGTAAACAATCTCTGCTCTCTGGCGCTTACCTGCTAACTCACGAAGACCTTGCACAATGCGCTGATCTACAGCGTCACCACGAATGTCAATGGCTGGTGGTCGATCTTGAATCTGAGTCGCTGCTGAAACCTCAAAGGGGAACCTAGAGTAAGTCCCCGCTGATCTAGTCAGCTCTTGCGTGTCATTTACTAACCTAAGAGTAGTCATGTCAGGATGCGTGATGGTGATGCACTCAAGAAAGACTTTCTCGGTAGCTGATGACAAGACTGCTTGCAATGCACTTTGACTTAAAGGCATTAGGGAATCACCTCAAAGTTAAGTTTCACTGTGAATACTTCGCCTGATGCCACAGAGATTTTGAAAGGCTCACTAGCAATGAAACGAATAGTGGCTGGGTCTTCTGTGATGGGGTGTACCCAATCAAACTCTAGGCTGCCCATAGCAAGCGTGTTACGCCAGAAGTCTAGTAGAGTCCCATACTGGGTCTTGTCAAGATACATCTGCCCGGCAAAAGGCTCTACCGCTGCTGTGAAGCGGCGACGCTGGAAAGGTTTACCGAACTCCATGTCTGTCCTGATGCCGCCTTCAGGCGCTTGATAGCTGAAACCTTGCTGATGCAAACGCTGCGGTAGTGTCGAGGGCCAACTTGCCATAACTTAGAACTGCCCTTGTCGTGCTGCGCCGTGGCGACGGAAGACACCATCTAGCTGCCCTTGCCCGTCTAAGCGCTCAATGCTTGATTTAACCATCACGTCAACAGTCATCTCACCATTTGCGCCTCGGCGTGACTGCTGCTGTTCTGCTTGTAGCTGTTCGCCGCCTTGGTTGATGACATTTACTGTTACGTTGCCGCCACCGCCCATCTGGCTGTTGGGGATGATCCGACCGTCTTGCCCCGGCACGAACATCTCTGGGCCACGTTCACCTACTAAATGAGCCTTGTTGCTGAATACGTTTCCGCCGTTAGCCGCAGGTGGTCCAATGCCTCTTACAGTTGGTGGTGCGCCTCCACCGATAGACTGAGTTCCTGGACCGCCAAAGAGGCTTCCTGCAAAGCTAGTCGCTGCTCCAGTTATGCTTTCCGCTAATGGGTCGGCAATCTGCTGCTGAATAATTGTTCTTGCTATCTGATCGGCCAAGGAGGCAAAAACGTCTTTGGCTGATTCAGCCTGCATGATAATGTCCGTTAAACCATCGCTGACATCATCCTCGATAACAGAGCTGATATCCATCAACGCGCTTTCCCAGCCTTCGTAAATACGCTCGCCTTCTGTGCCTGTCTTTTTGATGGTTGATAAGAGCTTTTGTTGCTGAGTAATTGCCTGTTTTGTCAGATCAACATTTGGGAGTTCTTCTGGCCCAACTACGACTTCTGTTTCTGTCTTTTTGGGTATACCAGCCAAAGCCTTTTTGAGTTCTTCTATTCTTTCCTCAGTAAGACGAATCTTTTTACGCTGGTTAGCGGTCTCAAAAAACTCAAGGTTTCTGTTTTCTTCTGTTTGAAGACGGAATAGTACTTGTTCAAGAGTCTCTAGCTCCGCCCTCATCTGCTTTGTCGTCAACGTGTCAAGCTCATCACCAAAAGCCTTAGTAGCATCTCTGGCATCTAAGAACTGGCTCGTGACCGTTCCCATAATTCCGATCAGAGCAGCTATTTGGCCTGCTGGTCCAGTGAGAAGAGCGAGGGCGCCAGCGACTGCTCTTAAATTTGTTGCTAGCTTGTATATCGCTCTGATTGTTGCCCCTGCTGCAAGAGCTTTTAACAGCAAGGTAATAGTATCTATATTTCTAGCAGCAACAGCGGCAAGCTCAGACATGCTCTGTACAATAGCATCAAAGCTCTCTTGAAATGCTGGGCTGCTGATAGTGACTGCCAGCTCATCAATAGCTTCTGCTGCACCAGAGAGGTCGCCTTGCGACATAAGCTCAAAGAAAGCGGTCTGCAATCTTTGAATAGATGCAGCGATCTTCTCTGCCTGCTCAGAGGCTTCGCCACCAAACACTTTTTGAAGCTCTCTACCAAATTTAGGCAAGACTTCATCTGAAAGAAGCTCGCCATTCTCCATCATCTTAAAGAGTTCTTGAGTAGTTACATCCAGCGATGCGGCCATAATCTGAATAGATCCTGGCATCCGCTCACCAAGCTGTTGGCGGAGTTCCTCGGCAGAGACTTTGCCCTTGGACATCATTTGCTGGAGAGCTTTCATAGCCCCTTCAGCTTCTGGCGCAGTCAAGCCCATTGCCCGAGATGCCTCGGAGATACCAGTGAAGATTGTTTTTAGTTCTTCGCTAGTAATCGAAGTTCCGCGAGCAGCAGCAGAAAACTGTGCCATCTGTTTTGCTACTGTTGGGAAGAAAAGACCTAGCCTTTCAGACTCTTCCCTGATGAACGCGAGCTGCTTTCCCGCTGCTTCTGAGCTTCCTGCGGCAACACGCATCGTCGCTTCAATGTTGTTCATCTGAGTCGTTGCTGACTCGATGTTTCTGGCTAGCCCAATAAAAGTAAGGCCACCTAAACCAGCAGAAAGAAGGCCAAACATCCGCGTAAGTTTACGCGAAGACCTTGCCATTTTATCTGATGCTTTGGTAGCCTGTTTAGTTTGCTTTTCGTAACCGTCTACTTTCTTGCCAGCACGTGACGCAGTTATACCCATCTGATTAAGGCTGTCGATTGCTTGATCGACTTGCCTTGCGTCTACCTCAATCTGTATTCTGCCGACTTCCGCCACTTCGCTTTTTCCTT